AAGGAGTTGGATAGGGCGCAGAGGGCGCAGGAGCGGGCGACGTTTGCGGTTGAGGAGGCTATCTATTCGGTGGCTGATGCTGAGAAGAATCTGGCTGATGTTCGTAAAGACCCTGAGTCTTCTGCGATGGATATTCGTCGAGCAGAGTTAAATCTGGCTGAGGCGAAGTTGTCGGTGAAGGATGCGATTGATTCTCAGATTGATTCAACCAAGGAGTTGAATGACCAGCAGACGTTGCTGAATGAAACTATTTATGGTGCGACGGTTGGTTCAATTCTTTACGATGAGGCGTTGGCTGATGTTACTGATGCGACGAACGATCAGGTCGCAGCGTTTGAAAACTGGGAAGAACAGGTCAAGCAAACCAAGGATGCTCAGGATGAGTTCAATAAATCATTGCAGGCCACAGCTGATTTGATTGCTAAGTATCCGAAGGTTTTGGGTGGAATGCCTAATCCGATGGCTGGGGTGACGGGTCAGGTGCCGGTGACGGCTGGAGGTGGGTTCTCGTTGAAGCCGAGTGATACTTATCAGATCAATATCAATGCTGCGATTGCGGAGCAGGGTTTGGCTGAGAAGGTGGTTGAGTCATTGCAGTCTTACAATCGGACTAAGGGCAGAATCCCTGTAACTGTTAAGTAGCACGATGGCTGTTGCGATTCCTAACTGTGGCACCTATAAGGTCGAGATGGATTATGGTGCATCGACTAATGCGTTTCGTTTGGATGATGCCGTTGCTGGTGTTCTAGACCAAAGCGTGTATGTGTTGGAGGGGACTACTGACTGGCAGGATGTGACTGCTTATGTGAAGCAGGTGTCTATCAATCGTGGTAGGCAGAACAGGTTCCGTGACCCTACGGGTCAGCCTTCGACTGCGGTGTTGCAGATTGAGGATTCGGATTATCGGTTCAGCCTTGTAAATGAGGGTTCGCCTTATTGGAATACGGCTAAGGGACGGTTGGGGTTTGAGTTGAACTCTGGTGTGCGGATCAGTCGCAACGACACCTACCTATTCACCGGCATCATCACCCAATATGACCAGCGCATCGAGAACCCAAGTAGGTCGCTTGTGACTGTGAATTGTTCTGATGAGCTGTTCAGGTTGAATAACACCAAGATTCCTGCTGGTTCGGTAGTGCCAGAACGCTCTGACGTGCGCATTGACAAAGCGTTAACTTCGGTGAATGCGTTCGGTAAACCAGGTCAACGGATACTAGAAGAAGGTGTAGCGAAATTAGGTAACGCCCCGATTGACTCTTCGTCATCAGTCTTGGAATATCTGATGCGTGTTCACACATCTGAACAAGGTCGTATCTGGGTGGACGGTTCAGGCAACTTCCATTTCGACAAACGACTTATCGGAAAACTACAGTCAATCAACGGCTACCTATCTGATACCGGTGGCACCGCAATCCCATACACCACGTTCGACATTGTGAGCAACTGATATGTCCGACTTTGTTCTCACAATTAACGAAGCAGAACTCGCTGCATTCTTGTCAGATTTTTATGCTGCAGCAAACGACCAACGGCCTAACGACTTCACCCCAACCAACCCATCCGTAATCAACACGGTGAACGTCGCTATTGCCCCACCAATCCCAACAGTAGACAATCTGCAACCAACCATCGAATACGCTCAGGCCGTTGTCGCTGCATCGGTTGCCGAGTTCGGTGTCCAAGAAACACCACTCGTCGTAACCCTTCTAGAAACCTTGGACGATGCAGGTGACCTCGCTGGATACTTGACCCGTCCTGTACCTGCGTTCTGGTTCGGAAACATCCAAATCATTATGAACGGCCTAACCGATGCACAACGAACCATCGTCGGTTCACTTGACATTGGTTCACAAATATCCGTCACCAAATCATTCCCCAGCTCAACCCCATCAACAGTCACACAAGTCATGGCACTTGAAGGCATCAGCCATGACATCACTCCAGACCGTCACATCGTCACCCTCTACCCCAACCCTTCACGCATCTACACCAACTTCATCCTTGACAGCGATGAACTTGATGATCTGACCAAGGCTTTAGCGTAAACTAATCATCGGCTAACATAGGAGCATTATGGCAGTACGTCCAACATTCTCACCTGGTGACACCCTCACCGCAGCATCAATGTCAGCGTTGTCAAACAGCCTGATATCCATCAACGCTCAAACCGGTACGGCCTACACACCAGGCACAGCTGATGTCGGCAAACTTGTTACCTTCGCTGGAACCGCTAATGAAACCGTCACTATCCCAGCGAACGCAACCACAGCCTTCGCAATCGGTGACCAACTGAACTTCATGAACCTGTCAACCGGTGTAGCAACCTTTGTTGCTGGTGGCACAGCTGTTATTCGTTCTGCTGGTGGCGCACTCAAACTGTCTACTCAATACGCTGTCTGTACCTGTCTCAAGATCGATACTGATACTTGGGTGATGGTCGGCAACGTCACCGCCTAGGTTTTATGCAAATCCTGTCTGCGCCTTTTGCTGGTATCGCTGGCGACTACGAATCAATCGCCACAACAACTGTCGGTGCAGGTGGCGTTGCAGAAATAGATTTCACATCTATTCCAAGCACATTCAAGCATCTACAGGTCAGGGCGTTGGTGAGAACTAATCGTGCTTCAACCCGTGATGCTTTGTATATTTATTTGAACAACACACGAACAACGACTAGTTATACAACTCACAACTTGAATGGTGATGGTGCTTCTGCCACATCTGCTGGATATGGGAGCGGTTCTGGTGTTGGCGCACAAAGCGGTTTGCTCTTAGGTAACAGCGTTGCTAGTCAAACATTCTCTGTTTTCATTATGGACATTTTGGATTATGCAGACACAAACAAAAACAAGACTATAAGGATGTTGGGTGGTTGGGATTCAAACGGTTTCGGTGATGTGTTTCTAAACTCCAATGCGTTTCTTAGTACTGCTGCTGTGAGTCGTATCGGGTTTGACCCTACAAACGGTACGGCATTATTAGAGAACTCTCAGTTCGCTTTGTACGGAATTAAGGGGTAGTTATGCCATCAACGTATGAACCAATAGCAACCAACACGCTTGGTGTGGATACTGCGACAGTTACCTTTTCTAGCATCCCTCAGACGTATACAGATTTAGTTCTTGTTTGTAATGTGACTAGAAGTGGCTCACCAAGCGGAGGATATTTTTCTATTAGGTATAACTCAGATAGTGCAACTAATTATTCTGCGACTCTGCTTTACGGTGATGGTGCATCGGCAGCGAGCCTGAGGGTATCTAACGAAACATCCGGTCGAATTGGAAACGCTTCAGGTGCAGCAGGTTCATGGTCGCCAACCATTGTGAATATCATGAACTACACAAACACAACAACATTCAAAACTAGTGTTTCAAGAATGAATGCAACTGGTGTGTATGTTGGTTCGTATGTCACTTTATGGCGCAAAACCCCTGAAGCAATTAACTCTTTGAGTATTTTTAACGACGTAGGCAATTTTTATGCTGGTTCAACTTTTACTTTGTATGGGATTAAGGCTGCATAATGCCAACAACTCACAAACTTATTGAAACTGTTACGGTTGGCTCTGGTGGTGCAGCCAGCATCGGATTCACCTCAATCCCCCAAACCTACACAGACCTAAAGTTGGTTTGGTCAACAAGAACAACAAATGCTGCAACATCTAATGCGATGTATATGGCTTTTAATACTTTGACAACAAGCTTTTCTTTTATGCGTTTGCGTGGTACTGGTTCTGCTGCAGATTCATTTTCAGAAGCATCAAGCACTCTATATGGGACAGCAGTTGGTGCTAATGCAACTGCAAGCATTTTTTCTAATGGAGAAATATATATTCCAAACTATGCTGGAAGCACCAATAAATCATTTTCAGTTACCTCTGCTTCTGAGGATAATGCCACTGGCTGTATCTTGGTGTTTTTTGCTGGGTTACGGTCTAATACGGCAGCAGTCACCGGCATTTCATTTACCACCGATAACAATTTTGCGCAGTATTCTTCAATGTCCCTTTACGGAATCAAGAACAGTTAGGATATAGATATGGCAACAAAACTCGTAGTCGACTGCTCGACAGGAATCACAACAGAAGTGGAACTAACGGCTGAGGAGGTGGCTCAGCGTGAGGTTGATGCTGCTGCTTGGGCTGAGGTTGAGGAAGCACGTGTGGCAGCTGAGGCTGCGAAGGCGAGTGCGAAGGCATCTGCGGAGTCGAAGCTGAAGGCTTTGGGTTTGACTGATGCTGAAGTTTCTGCGCTCATCGGCTAGTCGTTATCTAGTTTTTTTCCCAGCGTTCTTTGGTTTCCTAGTTACTTCATCATCGGCTGAGGCTGACACGTTTGGGGTTTGGGAGTTCTCTAAGTCTTGTCTCGCTGAACAGGGTGGGACGGTTGAGCCGGTTGAGGGTGGGTTCAGGCTTGTTGGTGCTGATGGTGGTACGTGTGCTGGGAAGTCTCATTATGTGCGGATGCAGGCCATCATCCCAGAGGAGACAAACGAACTCGGTTTCCAATGGGCGTATCAGACCAATGATGGGTCTTGGTATGACCCTCCACAAATCATTCTCAATGGTGTTGTTACACAGCTGACGAATCAGAACAACGCATCTGGTTCACGGTTGATTCAGGTTGAGCCTGGTGATGTGTTTGCATTCCAGCAGTACTCGACTGACTCATGCTGCCAACCAGGCAATCTCACGATTACAGGGCTGACATTAGGCTTGGGTGAATGGGTATCTACAACCTCATCCACAACAACGACGACGACCTCTACTACTACTGTCCCGTCAACGACTGTCCCTGTCACCAACCCGACTACTACGACAGTTCAAGAAACAACAACAACTTCTTCAACTACGATTTCGAGTCTTCCTCAAACGTCCGTCCCAACAACCACAACGGCACCACCACAAACGTCAACAACAATCCCAGAAACAGTTTCAACGGTTACCTCAACTAGTTCAACGACGACAAGTACGTCAACGACTGTAGCCCCAACAACGACGACGACGGTTTATGTTCCACCGGTAACGACGACGACGGTTTATGTGCCATCGGCAACAACCACGACGACGACGGTTTATGTTCCACCGGAAACGACCTCTATTGTTCCCGAAACAACAACGACAACCACCACAACGGAACCAGAACCAGTCCCCACCACAACGCTCCCGCCTCCGTTAGAAACAACCACGACAACTTCAACAAATCCACCAACAACGACATCGACCGTCCCTCCTGTGACCACATCTGAACCTGATGTGACCACAACGCTACAAGCCCCTACAGACGAACCGAAACCGCTTACCCAGACAGAACTACTAAACACACTAGAAGCCCTCTCAGAAGCGTCCACAGAGGCCATAGAAGCCATCGTGGAATCAGTCCTCAGCAAAGACCTAGACACCAGCCAAGCCACCCTCCTCATCACTTCCCCAGCCGTACTTGAAAACATCACCACCGATCAAGCCGAACAGCTCTTCAGCGAAATCGCCCCAACTGAACTCAGCCCCGACGAAGCCGAAGCGGTAGTCGAAGCGGTGCAGGAAGCACCGAACTCGGTGCGTAAAGCATTCGAATCTGTGTTGAATATCTTCCAAGGTTTCGCAGATAACTATGTTCCACTGAACTCGACTGTGCCGGTTGGTACTCGTCGTGCGCTGATTGCTTTGGGTGCTGTATTCTTGACGGTAGCCCCTGCACCAGCACGAAGGATTAAGTGATGAAGTTTTGGGGTGAGTTCCATGCGC